GATGAATAAGGTTGTAAGCGTCGGGAGGAGCTCCACGTTTGGTAGCCGTAGAGCCTCTTAGAAGTCGTTTTGAAGTGAATGCTTGGGGAAAATGCCAGATCTGCTCTTGTCTTCGAACGCGAATAAGGGCGCACGCTCCAGTCTGAAGGCGGCTTGTGTGACGTCGTACAACCACTTGACTACCGACTGTGTCTGCACGAGCCGTTCTCTCGGCGGCTTAGTGATGCCTTTAATCTGAGTTTTGAATGGATAGACCATGATCTGTGTGATGGATAGGTGTTATTTCTATGGCCCCAAAAGTACGAAGCCGAAGAGGTTCCGAGGCACTTACTCGAAAAAGATTTTCGTGTAAAGCCCCGTGTGCAGTAAGAAATGCCTACAGACGGATCGAGGCGCAGCACACAGACCCGGCGATCGTGTTATTCAAAAGAATCTATCTTTGCGCCCGTTGAAAGAGAAAGCCAGCCACGTCGAGGCGTCGACAGAGTGACAAGCTCAAGGCTGCTTTTTCCAAGGCACAAACACATTTCGGGGCTGACCGGTTTTGACAGCGGGTAGAAGTGGTTTGTAAGCATGCAGTGCCTCGTTGGCCAGCACTCAAATCTCGGCTGATGAACAATTAACTGGCGAAGAATCTTACGCTCTCGCTGCCTGATTGAAGAACAGTAGGTCAAGGCTTAATCCTTACACAAGGTGTTTGGACGAGACACCACCCGGAAGCCGTGGCTTCGAGGCCGTCCGAATCGGTGGTGCAGCAATTTCGGAGATAGCCTGATGGACGTCCCGGACGTCAGGTGAAACTTTAGGGAATAAGGTTGCGGTTGGTGGCTCTGGTCTTGCCGCAGCACGAAAATGAAGGCAGAGATAAGCATGTAGAAAGCGGATCAATTCCTCGTTTGGACGAGAGTTCGACTCTCTCCAGCTCCACAATTTAGCTGTGTATATCAGCAAGTTGGCCTATTCTGCCACGCCGTTGCCACGCGAAGAGGCGGGTGATATAAAACGAAAAGGGCCCCGACATCACGTCGCGACCCTTCCCCCGGATGGCTGTTTTGTAGCGTATAATGTTATCTAGCTACGATCCTGTCGCCCTCAAAACAAACCACTCGTTTCCAAGAAAAAATAAACTTACTGACATTGATTCCGTTTCATCATGACGGCGGCAAAGGTATGATGAACGTTTCCCGACACCCCATCCTCTCTTTATTCATATAGGTAGTCTCCGGCGATAGAGTCGCAGGGCACCGTATGCCGCACCACACGCCACGGCACCGCAAAGGATCCAGAACGCGGCCGTGCCAAAGCGCTGTATGAAGGCCTCCCAGCGGGTAGGCTTCCGTTCCACCTCACGCACCACCTCGCGCACCACGTCTCGGTTAATAAAGACGCTATCGACCTTTGCCCAGACCGTGTCATGCCGGACAATGGTTTCGACACTGAGCTCCCCGAGGCTATCCAACAGGAAAGCCAGTCGGGCGTTGCGGGTCGTCTCGATCGAGAGGCGTTCCATCGCCACGCGTCCCTCTGCATTGCAGCGGAGGAGGGCGCGCATGAGAGCCGTGTCAGGCGGCACGGGAATGGGCACGAGCCGCTGCACGAAGACCGAATCCACGTGCGATTGCTGCGTGGGCTTCGTCTGCTTGAGTGGCAGGCAGGCCGTAAGCAGCAAGGCGGCTATGAGTGCAATCGCTGATTTCATATCCCATCCTATTCCGCGGCCACGGCGCCTATGAGGTTCGTGCGGGCGGATTCTTCGACTGCGTCTTCTTTGATGCGTCCCAGTTCGCCGTCGAGATCGCCCGGCGGGGTGAGCGGTGAGCGGGAGACGATCGTAGAGAGTGAGTTAAAGGCGCGTCCGCCACCGGCAATGGAGAGCACGTTGGCCTCCTCGACCGGATCGCGGGGGAGGATGGAGTCGAATGTCACCGTGTAGCGCGCGGACACCAGCTGGGGCTTGAACTTGATGTTTGTAATGTTGGCTATGCCGGCCTGCACCACCGTAATGCAGCGATTGAGGGCAGGGCCAAAGACGCGCATGTTGAATCGCTCCTTGATCTCGGCATCGAGCATCATAAAGCGGCGGGCGACGCCGGAAATGTTGCCCAGCCCCTTGAGGTTGTCGAACGAGAGGTCGGGCGCCGAGACGCCGGAATACATCTCGTTCTTGTCCTCGTCCAACTCCTTAGAGGTGGAGTTGATGGACTGATCCCAAGAGAGGTATTTGGCATCGCCGTGATACTCCCGGCCGGTCTCCTGATCGATGCGCACTGGAAATTGCATCTCCTTACCCACGGTGGTTTTGTCCGGCGCGTCGGCCTCACCCGTGATGACCATCATCGGCTCGGCGAAATAGTCGTTCGTATCCGCCAGTCGTGAAAGGCGCATCTCGCGGGCATCCATCAGCGGCGCCACTTCCTCCCACGCCGGGGCGTCGATCTCGGCGTAGACCACCGGGATGAGCCCAAAGGCGTTCACCTCCTCACGCACCTCCCATCCGCCGGCCCCAGAGGTGGCGGTGAGTATCTTCTCGCGCGTCCAGATCTGGGCCTCATCGCGCAGCGAGCCGCCCTCGTCCTTCGTTTGGTAGCGATGGATAAAGGCGTCCATGGGGCCGTCGAAGAAGTGGGGGTAAAAGTCGCTGACGACATGCTTATTCTGCGGCAAAGAGAGCACGCGGCAATTGATCTCATTGACGTTTTGGCCAGACCAGTGGGGGAAAATGACGGGGTAAAAGACAATGGCGGCCTTGGTCTCTGAAAGCACCTTCTCGGCAAAATCCGTGAGCACGCTCTGCATGCCCAGCGTACGCTCCCACACGTTCCGAAACTCATTGAAGGCCTCGTCGGGATCCGTCGAGGCCACATGCATCGTGCCGCCAAACATCATAGCGGCCTCCGTGCGGACTAGCTTCTTGGGGAAATTGGTCACGATCTTAGCCACCGGGATGTGCTTATCATCCAGTCGCAGGGGGTCGCCGCGTTCATCCTTCAGGGTGTTGGAATAGACCTCGAGCACCTTATCCTCTCGCCATCCGACGGAGGTCTTTCGGCGCGTGCGGCCGCCGTTGTATTCGTCGCGGTATTCGGCCGGGCGCCTATTCTCGAGGGTGTCGGCGGAAAGCTCGTCAATGAGCCGCCCAACGTCGCCGGCGTACTTTTGAAGTAGGGTTTGAATATCTGGCATGTGGGGGGTAGTCTGGTTTTCAGCCTGTGCGTGGGGGTTACAGCCTCCGCTCCCGTGTCCAGGCGAAGGGTCGGCGGTAGGCGAGGTAGTCCAGCTCGTCCTGATGGCCGTAAGCCTCGCGCTCGAAGCGGATGGCACGATAGGCTGCCGTGGCATCCTTCAGTCGCGCCCACCGCCAGAGCCATTCGGCAAGGTAGAGGAGATAGAAGCCCACATAGCCCGTCTCGCGCATCTGGGCCGTGTGGATAGCCTCGTGACGGAGAATGCGATCGGAGACCGGCTCAAACTCTCGGCGGGCAAAGACGTACCCAAAGAGGTTGATCGCCGTAAAGCCTCGAAAAGGAATAAGGCTGTTGTAAAAGACTTTCATGCGGTCGTATTCCCTTTCGGCTTAGGTTCGACCTGTTTCTCGATGGCTCGAATCACAGGATAAAGCACTCCGGCGGCCTTGAAAGCCTGCATCATGGCCGCATATTCGTCATCCGAAAATACCTTCGTTTGATTCTCAGGTGCGCCGAAAATGGATCTTGCCAGAGCATCCTGTTCGAGGGTGGTCGCTCGTTGGTATATGATGTTTCCAAGCGCACTTCTAAGGTCAGCCTTCTCAAATACGCCGATCGAAGTCTCCACCTCGAGCTGACTGAAATCGATACTTTTCATTGTGGTTCTGCTGGGTTGTTGGTTGGTCGTTGTTGGTTGTAATTGGTCTGTGCCGGCAAGAAAGGTGGGTTGCAGGAGAGATTCTCACCCCCGCAACCCTACCAAGCACTAATCACTATGAAAAAAAAGTCGGCCTCACATCTATGAGAGGCGCAGCTGATTAGGCTGCGTCTTTCGATTCTACGATCATAGGAGTGTTCTCAACGCCCGCAGCCGTGGTGGCCCCGAGGACAGTGAACTGCACCTGCAAGATTTCAGTCGTATCCTCTCCAGGAAGCTGAGTAATCTTACCAAACACGTCACAATTGACAAACGTGTAGACGATCTGCTTCCCTCCGTACGGTTTCGTCTTAAGCATCAACGTCTTGCGAATGCTTGGCGTCACGACGGGTTTTTTCCATTCGTCCTTGGTTCCATTGAGCTCCCCACCCATAAAGAGCTTGCGCTCATCCATCGTTGGAGAGGGGATGTTTAGAACCAATGTATCAGCTTCTCCAGCTTTCAGAATGACGGCCCAAGGTTTATCGCTGCCGTACCTTTTGAACTCTGTCTTCTGCGGATCGTTTACGTTGTATTGAATAGACCCAGATTCTACCGTCGAGACCTGGGTAAAGCTCGTTCCTGGAACGCCGTCGCCGGGATCGGCCACGCCTACGTAGACGACATCAATCGCCAATTTTCTTTCTTCTGCCATGTCTGTATTGTTCTAATTGATTGAAGTTGGTTTCATGTTTCTATTTCTCGGTGATTACCTCCACGCGGATGTTGTAGAGGGTAAAGCTGTCGCCGGTCTCTATCTCTCCCTCCCATGCCACGCGGGCGTTGAAGTACATACCCGGTGGAGCGGGTGGGTGCTTGATCGCCTCTCTGATCTTTCCGGCCTGCATCTGGATCTGTCGGGCATTGATCATACCGTTGGGATACGGGCGAATAAATAGGTTAACATTGACCACCGGCGCCTTATTGACGTAGGTCTTCACTGCGACCCCGGTCGTGTTAACCACGATGTGGTCGACCTTCACGCCCGTCTCTGCCCGATGTTTATAGGCTGGCAATCCCGTTCCTGCTCTGTCCACAGCCGCAAAGACGATGTCCACAATGTCGAAGAAGTCTGCCATGCTGGATTATACTTTGAGCGCGCGCAACAGATTGGCGGCCTCGCTTATCAGAAAATCCTCGGTCTTATCTGCAGAATGGGTGACCACATCGTACCCTTTAGCCTCGACCGCGGCGGCGTAACTCATGCCCGCAAAGCAGACAAGCACGTAGCCCTTCGAGTGGGTGCGACCTACCGCTCTGGCCATTTGTTCTCCGGCCGTAACGCCCTTTTCGCCATCCTTCTTTCCGGGCTCTCCGACATTCGCATTGAAGACGCTCGTTCCTACGCGTCTGCCATCTTTGAAAATGGCGTATCCGGTCGAGCTCCGCAGGTTCCCCGTGCGATCCTTGTAGGTGCGAATACTGCGGGCCAGTGTGATAAACTCTTCGCCTGCCCTTGCAAGCAGAGTCTTTATCACCTCATCCGTACGGTCTTGTAGACGTTCAAACATGCCATGCATTTGCTGCTTTGTCCAAAGCGGTTTTAAGCAAGGTTTGGTGGATGCGCTCATACGTAGATCACAGAATGCGTCTGATAACTCTCCCACACAATGATAGGACGCTCTATACCGAGACATGGAATGCGTAGCGTAAGGCAGCGCTCGGCCTCATTCGGTCGACGTATACGAGTGTAATACTCACCGTATACCTCGAGCTGATTTCCGTTGCTGTCGCGTTTCAATACATGGCGACTGCTATTGGAGTGATCGAAACGGCCGTGCAGGTGCACCGTCTTATGAACGCCCGGGATCCATTCGCCATGTTCCAAGTGTCCAGTGGAATCGTAAACCACTTCGGCGTCATGCTCCTTAGGATAGCGTGTCACCATGTCTGGTTGCTTTTACCGCGCGGAACGAATATTCCTCCCAGTCGATTAGCCTTTTCGGCCTCACCATTCTCACGGTACAGCTCGGCGGCCTTACTCCGATACCAAGCCCGATCGTAAGACACTGAGAGCTTGTATTCCGTGAAGTTTGGTAAGCCTCCGATCATGGCGTACACGTCAGCCACGGCCAATCGCACATCACGTCCGGCCTCGGCCGTATACACAGCCTCTCCGTCCAGTCCGCGATCAGTGAGCACGACGGAGAGGAACTCCTCTCCGTCTGCCACACCGGGGTAAGCCATTATCGCATCTTTGACCGTCTTCATTCCGTTACCCGCGCTCGGTTGCTTTTATTCCTCGATGGTAAGCGATTCCGGTTTCACCGTTTCTCCGAGCAACATTGCCGGGACATTGTCCGTGCCTTCCGTGTCGTCATTCCAGCTCGTTCCGTCAGCTTTCAGGATGAAAAGTCCCTCGGGGTCGTTGATAACAGGCATGGCGTTGGCTTCTGCCTTTGTCCACTCCTTTACCGGCTCCGGTTCTGACCACTTGGAAACCAAAACAAAGTCCTTCTTCACCATCAGCGCATTTTGACGCATAGAAGCCAGCGTTTCAGAGGCAATCGGGCCGTGCTGAATATCGCCCACCCTCAGGTCTTCAATGAGGGCAATGCGCTTGCGCTCCCACGGGCAAACGGTCTTGCGCACGTGCGCAGCATTCTCAATTCTCACGGCTGGCTTTACGAGCTTTATTTCGACGGGGAACTCTTGGTCTGCGAGATAGTTGTTGATCACCTTAAAAGACGGTGCGAGCTTGCCAGATTGGTTCAACCACCCCTTCAAGGCCTCAATCGTAGACTTCTGCTTTCTCAAAAGCGAGAAATCGTCAGCGCGCATCACTACGTACCGAATGTTTCGCCCCTTTTGGAAGGCCATATCGACAGCGTCTGCGATGTCTTGCAATCCGTCCGCCGTGTTCGCGTTCGACCAGTCGGCTGTGCTTACGCGGCGATTGTCGTTAGGCATACCACAGCCAACGAATGCGGTGGTTACAATGCCGTCGTTGTTGGTCGGATTCAGCATGAATCCACCACGCGAAAGCAGCTGCAAGGCCATCCATTCAATGCGACCTCTGACACCATTGTAAGCTCGATCCGTATCCTTGAATGCGAGATCAAGCACAGATCGCAGCCGGGCGTCGTTTCGGATGTCTGATTGGAGTCGGATATATTCGTTCAGCTCCGACTCATTCATCGGGTACTTTATGGAGATCTTCGGAATGTCTCCAGAGAGCTTCCGAATCACCTCCCGGCTCTTTATTGGCGCGGACGAGTCAAAGCTGATCACGTCTGCAATTACGGGAACGCCTTGTTCCCCGACGAGCGTTTTCCAGGTCAAAGTGCTGACTTCTTTGATCCCAAAGAAGTTCGGGAAAAACATGGGGGTTGGATTGGATCTCAATCGCCCCTCAAGGTTGGCTTGGTTCACCAACGATAAAATGCTTCTTTCCATTGTTGTTGTTAGTCGTTACTGATTACACAAAGCGAATGCGCGTGCGTTCCTTCAAAACATTGTCGAGAGGGAACAACATAGATGCCTCTGTCACCGTCCCCCTCACAAGCAGCCCACAGCTCTGATTGGCAACGGTGAGGTTTACTTTGTTCTTTGTCAGAAACACCTCACTCTTCTTGTCGCCATACTTGGGCACTGCGCTACCTGCGCCCTGTTTGTCTTTGGCCAACACAAGGATGTCGCCCTTTGCAGCGGCGCCAATGGTAGCGGCCAGTGTGATAAGGTCGAACTTCGGGTCGCTCTTATCGATCTCCGTGATCACGTCGGAGGCCTTATCAAACGCACCTCCGAGGGTTACGGCGTCGCCCACGACAAAGAGGTGCTTCTTCTCCACCTTGTACTTCGCGGTCGAGGCAGCCTCATAGACGCGCGCAGTTTTGATCACATGGTAGACACCCGTTTCCGAGTCTTTCACCACGAGAGTAAGCGGAGGCAATTCATCCAACGTCTTTCCGGAGAAGAGAGCCGCTCGAAGCTCACTGCGATCGATCGTTCCGCCGCCGACTACGTCTTCCAGCTCCTTCACGATGCCGGGTTTGTACTGAAATTCTCGCTCTTGACTTAAAAATGGCATAATGTCTTACTGTTAAATTGTTAGTTGTAATTCGTTTATTCAGCGCCCGCATTGAACGTCGCTGTGCCTCTTTCAGCACTCTGATCCGTGGCCTGACTCATGAAGTTTGCCCAGTCTTCAGCTGTGCGCGCCGTGCTTTCCGCAGGCATGGAACGCATACCGCCTGAGGCTACGTTTTGATTGATGGCATCTTGCCGAATGGCTGTAAGCTCATCTCCGAGCGTCTTCACTTGCTCTTCGATTGAAGCATCTGCGGATGTATTGATCCGCGAAATCCACGTTTCAGGCAAACCGGCTTTCTGAATGGCTGCTTTCGCCTCTGAAAGGCGCGCGGCGTTGGCAGCTTCTGCCTCCGACTTAGTGATCCTCGATCGGATCTCTTGCAGCTGCTTATTCAGCTCTGCCAGCTCTGCGTTAGCTCCGGTTGGAATGGTGTCTCCGAGCGGCTTCGGCGGAATAGGCTGCGTGGGATCCGGCGCAATGGGTTTGCCGTCTTTCAGGCCGTGCGCCTTTTCGTACTCCGCAATGGCTGCTTTGCGAGCCTCCTCTGCTTTCTCTTTAGCCGTCTTGTCGGCCTCTTCGATGGCTGGGAGCATGTACTCCTTGAAGGCTTTTACAGCGGCTGCGACGCCGTCCACTGCGTTCACACCAAAAGCCTTCTGCACTCTTTCGGCGTGGCTCTCGCTTACGCCTTGTTCTTTGAGCGCCTTTTTGATTGCTTCAATGACTGTCATCTGTGAGTGTTCTCTCTTTAGTTGCTGTGATTGTTGAATAGATGGTATTGCAATGCAGCCCCACTCTTTCCCAAGAGCAGCTGTGTTGTTTGTCTAATTGTTCTACGAATGCAAAGATTGCATGCCACGTCCGCAATATCAGCATGTTTGGTAAACTTTTTTGCGCACCGGCCCTTCAGACTCTTTTTCCACCTCTGCGACAGCTCGCTAATCAAGCTGTTGGAGTGGTTACGAAACCGTTTGAGCGACTCCGGGCGGCTATATGCGCGCAGAGTGACTGGAACACCTTTCCAACATCTCAACATATTCTATCTCAGGCTGCTTCTTATTTGCAGACTAAATCAGCTTCACAGTATAAGGGTGCTTGCATGGCGCTTCAATCCATCATTTTTACACCGAATCTTATTTGCAGACTAACTCCCGGGCTACCATTCCGAGGGAGTCCTCGAGATGGTCTGCCCCAACCCGTGACGAATTGTCACGAATTGAAGTAGGTCCACCTCTTAAACACATAACTTCCAGAAAGTTTCACGTCGCAAAAGGTATCAAAAGGCGGATTTCGGTCCTGCGCCTTTCAGGATTACTCCAAGGCACTACTCAGGTAGATCCCACGGGGACGCCTACCTTTGTCCAAATTAAACAGCATCCAACTATGAGCAAAGAAGAATTGATCAAGCAATGCCGGTATTATAGCGGAGGCGATGATAATCCCTACTCGAGTCCAGATCTCGCCCCGATGGGGCTATTCTGGTGGATAGAGAAAGGATATGTTGAAACGAATGGGGCTGTCGAAGGCGAGAATGAATACTATGAAGCAGTAGGAGGCAAACGGTATCCAGGCATTCCTTACCCTATACTTATAGCGTTGTTTACCTCTTGGGGGAAATACGCCCATAACATAAAGGCCGAGATCGCGAACTTCTACAAGCTCATAGATGAATATCTAAGCATACCGAGCGACCATGTCCCGATGGACAAAATTCCAGGAACTTAATAGCCGATGTTCACGTCTTTGATCTTGGATAGATCTCTAAACTCCTGTCCGACCACCTCACAGTCAATAAAGATCTGATCCCCGTAAGCCGTCTTCGACCTGTAGACCTTCGTGATGCGCATCTTTAAGCCGCGCTGGAATAAGGTCTCTTGCTCTTGGCCGAATTTGCTAAAACGCGTCTTTCCATCCCAGCCTCTTCCGCCGCCCTTCAGTCCAAGAAATTCAGCTCCGTAATAACTTATCGGCTCTATGTAAGCAGCACGCGTTCCTTTGGGTGCATAGATATTTAGAACCACTGGTTTATGGTAATATCCAGACCACATCCGACTTCCTGTTGAGAGGAAGCCGCCTTCCTGCATTGTCATACCTACCAAGTCGTCCAATTTACTCGGCATCTCCCCTCCCGCAAATCTTATTCTTGACGCAATAACGTCTAAACCGCTGTCGCCGCGCGTAAACCACATATCCTCCGGGAGCGCATTCCTCTCAATGTAAGACGTGATAGCGTTCACCTTTCTCTCAAATTTCTCCCGTGTTTGCGGATTCTCATACTTACGGCCTTGTAGCGGCTCATTCACGTCGCAATAATGCTTTGAATAGTCGTAAATCATGTCTTTTTCAATCGCAGGCGCTTTCATCCAGTTCTTTGACGCTGTACCAATCAGCATGTCATCCGCTTTTTGCCCCCCTGTCTTATCCCATAACGCAGCATCCTTGCGCACCTGCGTATAGACATCTGATCCCAAGGAACCCTTTACTGTCTTTGCCGCTCGAGCTGCCTTTGCTGCCTCGAGTTTGTCTACAGCCGACTTAAACTCGGACGCCTTCGTTTGCAATGTGTCGAGCGGGGCATTGGCATTGAGCAAAGATTCCAGTTCGGAAGCAAGCATCTTCACATTCTTGCTCTTCGTGGTCATTGCATACCCGAACGCGTGAAGCGTATCCCACTCTACCTCCTGCTTGGCGATCTTATACTCAAGAAGAGCACAGTGTTTCTTATATGCATCACGTGCGACTTCCCATGTGGCATACTTCTTTTGCGCGCCATACTTATTCGATCCAAAGAACTCAATCGCCTCAAACTTGGCCTTTTTCAACTGCTTATCCAAAGGCAGTTTTTCCCACCCAGCGATCTTCTCCTTTACGGAATCATAGACTGTATGCAACGCATCAGATCCAAATTTCTTTTTGTATTCCGGTACGTTGTCTAGCAAAACAGAAAGGTAGTTCGTGTCCCTTCGATCCTCCCACGCCTTCTTTACCTCAATCTTATGACGGAGGCGAGCCATCAGCGCGTCCACCTCCGAAGGATCCGCGCCGGCTGCTATTCGGCCGCTCACCTTGCCACCGAGGAGCGTAATGGAAGGCACGTCGGCAAAATCAGTCGCAATGGCTTCAAGGGTTGCGGCATGTCGGTTGGTAGACACACGCGTATTCCATCGCCTTTGAATGTCCTCCTTTTGCCACGCAGTCTTTTCTGGTCGAGAAGGTTTGGCTGGTGCGCCACCCCCTGACACGTTCGCAGCGGCCTCCTTGTCGAAGAAGGGCACATTGTGCAGGTATGAGTAGGAGGTGCGATAAGATGGGTGCTGTTCGACGTACTCGAGAGCACTGGCGGGCATGTCACGCAGCACGCGACCGGCAGGCATGCGACCCGTCACTAGGGAGTCTGTGAACTCCTGTCCGCTGAGCATGACCGGCGTAGCGTGGCAAATACAGAACGGATGCCATGGGAGGAACTTGAACCCTTTCGGGTACGTGCCCTTCATGGCGTCACACACCGGGCAAGGCTTAGCCGATGTGCCCGATCGCTCCACCTTTACGCCTAAGACGAAGTCCAACGACTGCCAACGCTGATGGTCGGATTCGTGGTAAGCAATGTTCGTCTCCGTGGCTCCCACACGCAGTGCATTCATGTAGCTCGATCTGTACACACCGCGCCCGGGGTGATAGTCTTTCATAGGCTGCGACATGACCAGCTTACCATCGGCATTACGCACACGTCGGAAGCGTTTGTCCGGTTCCTTGAGGATGTAGCGTATATCCTGCGACAAAAGCGCAGCTGGTCGTCCCTCGGCAATGCCAGACGCGAGATAGAACTCCATGTTTTCGCGTGCTCCCTCGACCACACTCCAGATGCGATCTGAGAGGTTCATTCCCGCATGCTTACGCTGCATGAAGGCACGTAGTCCCTCGGCATTGCGGGTAAACATGCCGCGGCGGAAAGTCTCCGAGAGAGGGATGTCGGCAATGAAGTCCCGGATCATCTCGTCAACCTTTCGGTTCGAGTCCTCCCACGCAGCACGGGTATTGGCGTCTATGTTGGCCACGAGATCAGTGTGCAACTGGTCGAGGAGCTTCTCGATGCGCTTTTCGGCCACGCGGTTATGCAGCCACACGTCAGACGGATGAATGACGCCCGGTGCAGCTTTGGGCGTCCACCGTTCGAGCTGTGCGCCAGCTTCGCGCGCAAAGCGATCAAAGATGCGTTTGATGTCTTCTTGCTGAGCTGCAAGTCGGAGTATGTGTTTGCGGTCGGAGAAATGCACGGCGGGTGGGGGGGTAGTGATAAAAAAGCGGGGCGCCCCTACGCGTAAAGAAGGAGCGCCCCGTGCTGCGATTGGTTAGGAGATGGCGACGATCTGATTCAGCTCCACCCAATACGGATGCCCGTTTTTGTGGTGGCTGATCTGCCGTTTGGCAAAGTCGACGGCCGTCACGGTGACCTTTTGCCCATTCATCAGACGCGCCTCGGAGCGGCGGGTGAAGGCCAGCGCGTCGAACGCCTCCTCGGTGAGGGGCAGCGGGCCTTGCTTCAAATCTGGCATAGGCTTGACCTCTGGGACACCCGGTGCAGCCGGGCGAATCGGAGGAACAACAGGAGGCTCGATCGGCGTGGGGTTCCGCGGCGGGATGGGACGGGCTTTGCGCTCGAAGTCGGGCGTGTAGGTCACGTTCGGGTCGCCGCCGGCCATCATCTGGCCTACCTGCCGGCCGATGGCGGTCATCTTTTCGCAGTAATACTTCTTGCGGGCGCTTTGGATGTCGGTAATCCCGAGGGCGCGGTAACGCTTCACGATGGCCTTCTCATAGTCGAGCTTCAAATCATCGATTCCTCGGCCCGTCTCCAGTGCACGCTGCGCGGCGGGGCTGAAGAGGGTACCCCAAACAATGGGCGTGCCCTCGATTTTGTCGATCACCTCCGAGGGGGTGTCCGTCTTGAGGTTCACGCCCCAGCGGGGGTGCTGAATGAGCTGCAATTTGGCCCGGGCAAAGTCTACGTGGTTGGTGTAGTTGACATACGGGTCGAGGCTGCCCTCCACCTCGTCTTTTCCAAAGCGTCCGTCTTGCCCACGGCGAGCCTTGATGTTGCAGTAGTTGAAGTCGCCGACGGGCTTCATGCCTGCGCCGGTGTCCAGCACGTCCATCGAGATCATCAGCTGGCGCATGGCGTTGCTGAGCGTATTGTCGGCCTCGAAGTAGGCGCGGTCGCTGGCCTTGACAAAGTCGGGGCGGGTGTTGGGCCCAAAGGCGCCCTTGACGGATTGCCCCTTGTATGTGTAGGGGGCATAAGCCGGGGTAAACTCCGGCGGGATGGTGGTTTTTGTTGGAGTGTTCATTGTTGTTGAATCGTCTATTTGTTGGGTTGTTGAGGGGGTGGCTGGTGGCCGTGCAAGGTGTCCTCTACCTTATCCCGTAGAATCTCGGCGAGATTGTCATTCCCAAGGGCTTTAATCACGGCTTGCACGATGGCCTCAGAGCGGCGGCGAGTCTTTTCGTCTGCCGTCTCGCGCACGCTGAGGATCTCGATGATACAGAGAAAGACACTCATCAGGCAAGTAATGACGGGGAAGCCGACGATGGGGTGCAGCTTCATCAGCACAAAGAGGTGCGAGAAGTGCAGCATGTAATCAATCATGGCCGCAATGATTACGGCGCCCTCGTAGGTGACGAATTTGGTCGCGGAGCGGCCGAGCGGTTTCGAGCGGATCTTTTGGCCGCTCTCTTTAGCTTTACGTATGCCGCTAATGAGGTCGACCACGATAGCGATTAAAACGAATAGGGAACACGCGGTGGCCACGGGAAACATGGCCCCGGTGCCTTCAAAGAGTACTTCCATTTGTTTGTTGTTAGTTGGTTGGGAAGAGGCGGGGGCCTGCTAAAGCCTCCCCCGCCTGCGGCGGTGTGTTATTAATCTTCAGATATTGTGTTATTAATCTTCAGATATAACGCTTCGCTCGACCAGCAGATAACCTTCGGTTGTTCGGGATAACGTGACTTTATCTGCAAAGAAGAACATCCTCCTTACATTCGAGTTGCTGTAATTGTTATAGACAGCTACCAGTTCGCCATTTTGGAGCGGGGTGTTCAATTCAAACTTGCCAACGGGAGAATAGACGACACCTTCTTGACCCGCATTGAGCACAATAGACAATGGGACAGAAGCCCCATTGACTACTGGAGCATCCCCTGAGCCTGCGGTATACTTAAGAGTTGTTCTACCTGTGGCATTCTTCACGTTGTATTTGTGGACGATGCCGATGTATTTCTCAGGGATCTCTACGTCGAAATACTCCAGCTCGCCGTCGGGGTCTTTGACCTCCCCGGCCTGTGCGACCTTGGCTCGCACCTTCACCTTCTTCGTGTCGGGGTCGTACGTCACACCCTCCACGAACGGTTTACCCGCGTCGGGTAGCGGTGTAGGCGTTGGCACATCGATCGGGAATTCCTGCCACTCTCCCAGCGGCGTTTTGACCTCACCCGCCCGGGCGTTCTGCGCACGCAGACGCACCTTTTTGGCGTCTTTGTCATAGCTGACACTGTCCACATACGGCTTGCCAGCGTCTGGCAGCTTCGGCGTGGGCGTGTGTCCGCCCTTGCCGTCTTTCCTCTTTCGTCCACCTCCGAGGTGGTACTGAATCAAATGCACGATTTTCATAGATCTATCTTCTTTCTTTGGTTATCCGATATACTTCGCACTGGCGGGCGCACCGGCCACGAGGCGCAATTGCTGCCCGGCTACGATGCCGTCCACGCCAAACTCTACGGCCTTCCCGTCGAAGCCGTACCCGGTCACGACGTCAGCCGTCACCCAGTCTTGCCCCGTGATGGAACGCTCAACGATCAAGGCATTGCCCGTCGCCCTTGCTTCAAACTCTACGCGCACGCTGATCGCGTCGCTCTCCGGCGCGAAGCTCTCGGAGATGTACTCCCCTTCGCGCACCTTGCTGAAATTGATTGTTTTCATTCTGTATAATTGTTTGTGGTGATTGTCGGTCTATTCCCAGCCCATCAGGCCGGTATTCTCGTCTACTACAACACGATGAAAGTTGTGTCCGCCGGGCATATAGGCGATATGATTCTTATGAGGGAGTGAAGTCATTCGTACACATAAATAACTGTGCCAGTCAGGATCACCTTGTAAGTGTGCAAACCCCACAGAGAACTTCCCATCCATAATAGAAATATCCTTCCCTGTTATTTCGCTTATATATCCAGTTGTTTGCACGGAGATGCGCCCATTCCGATCGATATAGGATCCATTGGAGTTTCCATTCATAGCCATAAATCTTCCGTCTCCTCCTATATAGAAGTCCCCAATGCTCGCCGCCTTATTCACCACAAGCTCGTCGGTGTTGATCAGCGAGGAGATAATCTTACCGTGATCAATGATGGTGCGGTCGCCGTACTTGATCCGATTGAGCTGGATGGTGTCGTTTACGCCCTGCTTCTGATCGAGCTTTTGTTCGATCTGATATTTCACGTTGTCGACCTTCGTGCTCAAGTTTGTAGTATATCTTTCCTCGTTGGTTATTCGCTCTTCTGCCGCTCTCATTCGATCTTTCATCGGCCCAAACGTCACAACTGCGTCCATGTTGATGTTCTTAGCGATCATGTTGATGGCGCCCGGAGTCTGAGAGATGTAAGACGCTATCTGCTGGCCCTTTTCAGTCAATCCAGCCGACCACCATGCGTTCACGCCGTCCTTAGTCACAAAGCCAGCGGTTTGGAGTTTGTAGATGTTGCCGTCGGCAGTGTTGGCGCGGTTTATCAGGTTATTCACGTTCTGCTGCGTCTGTTGCTGGAAGGCGTCCAGCTGCGCTTTCGTGCCGCCTGCCGTTTGGTTGGCACGGCCCACCTCCGCGCGGATCTGATCAGCCGTGACTTTGAACTCAGACTTCGTCAGGTAGCCCGTCAAGTCGGGTTTGTCGGTCAGGTTGTTGTAGCCTACCGAGCCGGCGGTGATGGTCAGCGGGCCCGTAATGCGACCATTAGCGAGGTCGATCACAAGCTGCGCGTTGGGGTCTTGAATCAGCTCCGTGGTGATTTGCCCCGGAAGGATCTCCGTGAAGCCATACGCGCGACCCCACGAACGGTTGCCCTCTCGCTCGGCCCCGAGGTAGCCCATCAGAAGCAGGTAGGCGCCCGCCTCATCGTTCATGCCCTTGAACGTGTCATGCAGCACGAACGAGCCGTTTTGCCCGTTGGCTTCGACACGGGCGTAGAGGCGATAGACCTTATCGGCGGCCAGCCCGTCGGACGTGAAGTCCGCCATCTCCCAATAGCGATACTGCGACGGGTCGCGGCGCGAGGTGATAGCCTTAACGCCCATCGTCATATGCTTCAAGAAGAGGCCCGCAGCGCGGATACGTATCCGTCCGCCGACAAACTCCGGGTACACCCCGACCACCTTTTGCGGCGCCGTCTTACTGTCTACGAACACGAATTGCAGTTGCTCGTGTCCGACGATCAACTGCATCGTCTCGATGGTCACTGGGTTGATAGACTCCTTGAACTTGTCGGCGAAATCCTTCTTCAGGTGCTCCTGCGTCTCCTTGACGTCTTGCCATGTGCGCCGGCTGTATCGCACCATCTCTTCGGCCCGCTCACGCGCGGCCTTGGATTCCTTCTTGATGTCACTCAGCTCCTGCATGAAGCGGTTGCCCTCGAGAAAGTCGCTGAGCACGATCTCATAGCGATACGGCTCTTCGTTGTCGTTCTCGATGAAGCGCTTGACGCTCGTCACGCGGATCTTCCGATCCAGCCCGAGGCGTGTGTCTTGGACGTGCATCAGCTCGCCACACTGCACACTGAGTGAGTGCTTCGCGAATAAGACCTCGTCGCAGACCACGGCCAGCTTCGTGCGGTTCTCGCATTTGCCGTCGAGATATTTCTGAGCCGCGACCCGAAGTTCTTCGGACGCCTTATCCACGTAAGCCTTGGGCATCTTAATACCGGTCAGAATAAACTTATCTCCTACCGCGAAATGGATGTCACCGGGTACTTTGAGGGCACCTTCTTCTTCCACCTTAGCCAGTTTGAACTGCTTCGTCTTGTTGTCCCATGAGCCTTTGACGATGTGTAGGTCATAGCCTGCCAACCCGCCGTCTTGAAAGGTGACGGTCGGCTCTGTGTTGTCTATCAGTTGCGCGTCAAGATCGAAATCGATTCCCGAGGCCTGCAACGTAAACTCGTCCACGCGTGCCGTGACGGTAAAGACGCCGTGAGGGTAGATGTCCTGAAACTGCTTCGGGTGTTCGATCACACCGTACTTGTCGACGTTCTTCTCCAGATAGAGGGCACCTCCGGGGAGTTTGAGGTACTCCAGCGCATCCTTGGTGCCTTGTGCGGCCATGTTCTTGTCGGAGCCGTAGGCGTACAGGCGCGTCAGTGGGGGTACCTCCTCAACGGCTGAGAGTGTGATGGATCGGAATCCCCCGTCCGGGCCCTGTGAATAGATGCGGCTGCCGGGGCGATCGATTTCGCGTCGTCCGATAGTTAGGGTGCGATCCTGCACATAGAACTCGGTCTCGAAGCGTGTGGCGATCTCATTAACAACTTCGGCGCACGTCTTGTCCTTCAGATCGAACGTCTCGGCCTTCGTCTCCACACAGCTGCCTGCCTTCCATCCGGCGTGCACGCGGTTCATGGATCGCACCACGATGTCCAGCAACTGGCTGGCCGTGCCGTTGTACTTGCTCATGTTCTTACGGAAGTCGGGCTTCTCGTAAGGGAAGGCCACGACGTCGTGCAGTCGGTACATCTCGTGGTAGAGCTTCACGCGGTACGCAAAGCCGCGGCTGACCTCCTCCTTCGTGACGTCTTCGCGGTGACGGACGTAGTACGTCTCACCCTTGTAGGAGATGTAGTCATTCACGGTCAGTCCGATTGGTTGCAGGGTGGTGAACTCTACGTAGGCGATCCGGGCGCCGTTGATCTCCTCCAGCGTGTAGGAGGCGGCGCCGACCCACACGTCTGCGATCTGCTTACCTGCTCTATAGATGATCATTCGGTGTTGTCTGTTTTTGGTTCTGTTTAGTTGTCTGTTTGGGGTGGGTGGCGGATCAGATCCGTCCACCCTTGGCTACGCGTACGGGCCGCATTTCGCCCGTCTCGAAGTCTCGTATCATTCTGTACTCCTCGCCATCGTCGCCCTTGGAGTCATCGCCTCGCTCCATCTCACGATTGCGCTTATTCACGGTGTAGCCGCGTTCACGCATCAGGGCCAGCATCAGGGCATAGGGCGCGGCGAGGGTCTCTCGGTGGCTGTATCCGAAGGCCTCGTTGGCGGCTGAGAGGAAGCCGAAAGGGCTTTCTGCGTCCAGGCGGTCTTGTTCCGTTGAAGGGCTATCATCTCCTCTTCTCCGAGCGGGCTCACAGCTTTCAGGACTGTGATAGAGTTGGAAAAAGACTGCACACCGAGGCGGTACAGTATGGCGTTAAGGAGCACGTAGAGGTCTCGCCACGTGGCGCTCTCTTGGAGCGTCTCTCGAAACCATCGGGGCATGTCGCCCGGGCGGTTGTGGATCCCAAGGCAGACGATCTCGAAGACCAATTCGCCGTATCGCTGCATGACCTCCAAGGCGTCAGCAGACGGAGTGCCGTCCGTCGTGGGTATGTCGTCCTCGGGCGCGTCGCCCTCGGGCTTTGGTCGTGCGATCAGTCTTTCGACGTCCGCCTTATCGATAGCCGCCAGCAAGGGGCGCATGCGAAACCATGTGCCCACGGTGATGGGTTTGATCGATATGGCTTCGCCCGGGTTCTTACCCTCGGGCACGTTCTGGAAGGCAAAGGGGATCACCGCGGGCGTGTCAGCCAGCGTGGCGGTCTCTTGCATCAATTCGGATACTACACTCATTTTCTGGGTGAGGTGGGTTGTTGGGTGTTTCGTTGTTGTTGCCGGGGGAGTCGTGTTACCCTCCCCCGGAATGGGGTGTGTTTTGTTGTTGTGTTTGTTGTTCGGCGGCAAAAGTAAAAGGGACATCTGCGATCACCCACTACTCCCCGGTGGGGCAGGTGACTTTGATCTGCATTTTGGCTGCGTGCCACGTACCAAAGATGGCTGTGCACGCCGTGCAATCCCTGTAGAAGACCTCCGACGTGGTGCCTCGTTCACGCAGGTAGAGCGGGAATGTGCCCGGCGCTGCGATGGCGTTGTAGAGCGCGCTCCAATTGTGTATGAAGTGATCCAGCGTTGGAGCCGCGAGATCGATGTAGAGTGTCCAGTCGGCGGACTTTCTTCGCGGTGCGTCGAGATGAAGTGTCCTGCCGTCGTTGTACGGGGCTTTCAGTTCAGCCGGGGCGGCCGCCGCGCCGATATAAACATCGTCAAGCGACGCACCATAATCGCCAAGGTCTACACCCCGAATCGAAGCCACTCCGCGCGGAGTATGTGGCACGGGGGTGGGGCCTACGACTATGTAATAACTCGTCCGTATAAGCCCCGGGAAGGTGCGCTCTTCCATCATTACCGTAAGTGTGGCGCCGGCACGATTGGGGGCAAGTAGACGGTGCATGACAAGGCCAGAGGTAGACACGTAGCGAAAAGAGAAAAACTGTCCCATCCCAAAGTCAAACGTATGCCAGTCTGGGGCGGCCAGTTTGTCAACAAAGGCCTTGATGCGCGCCTGTAGGTCTGCCTCGCCATCGCCAGCCAAGAAAAAGGTGAGCTGTAAGCGGCGGCGCTGCAAGCGGAAAAAACGCAGGTCGGCCTGTATGCCGTGCGATTCGGCAAAGTCTGTCTGGTGCACCGCCTCCCGTGCGGGATACTTCAGAATGTTGCCGAACGAATCCGGAGAAAGTGTGGCTCCGAATGCGTCGTAAATGTTTCGTCCGTCAATGAGTGTGTGGGTCATAATCCGAGTCCTCCCCCTTTGATCTTTACACCGCTGTTATTGATTGCTGTAATACTCTCAGCCATGCGTCGGCTGGTCTCTTTGATCGAGGCCGTATGGTCGGCCACGGTTTGAGAGAGCTGTGCCACAGTCACCTGCGTGACGTGTATTTGCTGCACTATATCCTTAATTGCTGTGACCTCTTTCCAACCTGCGATTTGAATCTCACGCAGCGCCGCGAATGATTGGCGGATGGAGTCATAGTACTCAGCCACGCCTCCCCCCCTGCCGCGACTCTCATTCAACAGCCGTACAATCTGCTCTATGGACACACGAATGGCACCCATAACGCCAGCAAGCAGGTCGATGCTTTCCTGTGAGGCTTTAGCCAGCGCTCCACGCATGGAGTTCTCCTTCGTTTCTTCATAGTCCTTGAGTCCCGTCTTGTCGAAGGCCTCCTTCTTCTTTTCGGCGAGCTCTTTGTAGATCTGCGTGAGCTCGTCTTTGGCTTCTTGGAGTTGCTTCTGATACTCTTCGGCACTCATCTTTTCGCGGTTCTGCATGAGGTTCGCAATCCTCTCATAGGCCTTTTTGATCCGTTCCTCTGTCTTCTTGTCGATAAGACCTTTTACAATGGCGTCGCGGAGATGTCCCTCGATGGTCTTTCCGAGGTCTTTGGATCCGTCGCCCGCCTTCTTCAGAAAGCTCTCATACTCGGAAAGCAGCCCGTCGAAAGAGACGCCCGTAAAGCCGGCAAGGGTCTCGTCTTGCATCTTTTTCTCATCTTCAAGCATTTTCTTTCTCGCAGAAATGGCGTCCTGTGTACTCGAATCGAGCACCTTCAGAAAAGCACTGTGCGTCCTTGTGAGCATTGTTAGCTGTTCAAGGGTGAGCTCTTGGGCGTAATTCGCAGTGTCCGTGAGCAGTCTTTTGACGTCTATGCCGTTTTTCTCCAATGCTTCCACGTCAAAGCCCTTTACTGATTGCGGCCTGTACCCTCGATCCCATTCCATCTCGAAGTATCCCGCCCCTTGGGAGCCGCGCTTCTTACCCTGAACCACGTGCTTGTCCCATCTGTAACGTTTTTCAGCGCTCTTGTATCCGTTGGCTTCGGGGGTGTTTTCCCAGAACCGATTATAGTTGTCGAATCCACCTCGCTGTTGCACGAATCCCAGTGCGCGGTCTGCATTGTAGTATCCCGTACTGTGTCCGTCCCCATCGTTGGCTTTCTTCGAGTTTCTTTCTCGAGTTTTCTCTTTGATCACTTCCAACTCTTCAGCGGCGATGTTTGCAGCCTCAGTGGCGGCCTTCAGCTTCTCTTCGATGCTGCCGTATCCCTTTACGATCTCCATACTGGCCGCTTTGGCTTGATCCAACCATTTCAGCTGAGACTGATAACTCTTTTCCATTGCGTCCGTCCACTCCTCTACCTTGCCGATGGCTGGAATAATGGCAGAGGCTGCACCCACAACCGCACCGGCTACAGCACCCCACGGGCCGCCCACACTGGCACCCGCAGCGGCAAAGCTGGCTGCGTTGGTGATGGCGTTGCCGATGGTGGAAACCACCTTACCGGCCTTGATGTCGCAATCACTCATGGCGTTTCCCAGCTGCGAGATGATGCTACCCACGCTGCTCAGACCGCTGATCACACTGTTGAGGGCACTCATCTGCTCAGTGGATCCATTGACGGACTTACGCAGCTTTTTGAAGTTGGCGATCAACGCATCAAAGACCTTTTGATGCTGGATGCCTTCGATCGTATCGTCGATCTTCTGGAGATCGGCGTCGAGGCCATCCAAGGTCTGGCGCACCAGTTCGGGGTCTCCGAGCATGCGCTGTAGCAGCTTCGCCTTTTCGGCGTCTACGGTGCCCTCTTCTCCCTTCGTCTTAAGATACTTGATAGTGTTTGCGATCTCAACACGCACCTTTTTCGCCGTTTGCAGGGTCTGCTTCTCGGTGTGCTTGAAGAAGGTCTTGAGGTGGTCATCTTTTCCAAGCTCCGATTCAGCGGCGGCCGCTTGCTTCTGAATCGCTTCCCGTCGGAGGCGTTCAGCCTCATTGGTGCGTCCTTCCTTTTCGGCGTCTGCGATCTTTCGGGCGTATTCGCGTGCGATGGCGGCTTCTTTCTCTTTGTAGTTGCCAAAGGCTTGCAGCATTTCATCGTAGGCTTCGGCCTCTTTTCGTTTCCATTCATTGGTGGCGTTGGCGCGTGCCTTCATGTTCTTTTGATCCATAGCGGCTTTGGACGCCTCGTAGTACGCTTGCTGATCTTCGGTCAGGGCCTCTTTTCCCGTGAGTGTCTTGTTGGCCTTTTCGAGTTTCTTCTTCCATTCCTCGATCTCTTGAAGCTCTCGTTGGTAGTCGAGATCAATCTTTTGGAGCTTCTTCTCGAGGCCCTCGTTCATCATCTCAAGATCGGCGTCTTCGATGCGCTTGCGTGCGCTGCGGGTGAGCTCTTCGATTTCGGCCATGACTTCGGCCACTTCTTTTTGCTCTTGAAGGAGATCATTCACTTGATTGCTGTGACCACCCACTCTACCTGTTCCTTTTGGTTGATCATACGGCTTGCCTGTGAGGGTCTTGTATTTCTCGTTGAGCTCGTCAAGCATCTTTTCCTGTGTCTTGATGACAGTCGGATCCAAAAATCCCATTTGTGCAGTTTTCCTATTGATAGCAAGCGAGGCGCTTACTTGTCGGATCTTGGCAGAGACTTGATCCACCGTTTCAAACGTGTTCACGGCTATTGCTGCGTTCCCTTTCTTGTTAGCATCAACCTCTTCCTTCTTGTTTTTTCTTGTTTTAGCCAAAATACGATCTCTACTAAGCCCGATTTCTGCCTGTGTAATAGTCTCGTCTGCTACAATGTTGTCATTCACGTTTCGCGTAAGCTGTTCATACTCTTTTCCCGCAGTTTTCCCCTTCAAGAGCATGCTTACTCCCAGTGAGGTTATAGCGTTGCCATAAGAGGCCGTCCAGTTTAAGAAATTCCAATACCACGGCGCCGCCTTTCCTTGCTCGGCCTTGTCTTTTCTATCATAGGACGCGGCAAGTTCATCAGATAGAGCCTCGAGCTGTTTTTTTCGTGCGAGAGCTTCGATATAGCCATTGAGAATGGTCGTTCCTTGCGCTGTGAGAATGTTTGCTTGATTCAGTCCGGACAGGTATTGCGGGTTGATAGCGATAAGCTCCTTTAGGACGCTCTCTTTTTCTTCATACGAGGTGTTTTCGTTTCGAATAACAGCCACGAGGGAGTCAATTTTCGCGCGCTGATCAGAAACGCTTGTAGCGGCACGCTCCATTGCATCGCTCACTCGCTTTTGAGCCAACTCTAGCCCACCAGCCTCTGTCGCTGCTTTATAGAGAGCTGTCGCCATTACACCAATGGCCACGGCGGCGGCTGCGTACAGGTTGGGGACGAGAGATTCTGCCACTTGCCCCAGCTTTCGAGCAAGATTTCCTTTTGCTTCTGCCAAAAGCTGCGTCTTAGCCAACTGTCCAGCCTCGGCCATTGCGAGAGCTTTCCCCTGCTGTACGGCTTCTTTTTGTAGTGCGATCGTGCGAGCTGTAATGGCTGCCTCATAAGCAGCATATTGTTTTTGGATAGCCATCACGGCGATCAGGGCTGCCTTGTAAGTACCATACACAACCACGATCTCACCGATCTTTTCTCCAACCTGTGTATAGTTCTCCACCAGCGACGTTACCCCGTCCAAGGCTTTTGCAATCACGCCCTCGCTACTCTTCCCGATGTCGTTAAACATCATCTCTATAGCGTCGCTTAGGTTGGAGATCTTACCTGCGATGGTCTTGGATTGCTCTTCCATGAGGTTGTAGAACTTTCCGCCCTCGTTGGTGAGCGATTCGAGAGCCTTCTGCACCTCTGGGAAACCCACCTTGCCCGCCTCTACGAGTCCCTGCACCTGATCTTTGGTCACGCCAAACTGCTTAGCTAACTCATCGGCAATGGGGATACCGCGGCCCATGAACTGCCGAAGATCCTGTGTGAAAAGGCGCCCCTGGGTCATAGTGGTACCATAGAGGTATACGAGATCGTTCAAGGGAATAGAGAGACCGGAGGCTATGTTCCCGAGGCGTACAAGGGTGTCATTCACTTCGTTTGCAGCCACACCGTATGCAAGCAGCTGTTTGGCGCCGCCTGCGACCTCCTGCATACCAAAAGGCGTCGTGGCGGCTGTACGGGTAAGTTGCTGCATCAGACGGTCGGCCGCCTCCTTGTTCCCGAGCATGGTCTTGAAGGCTGCTTCGAGTTTTTGGAACTCTCCACGGACGGTGGCCACCTTGACGGCGAAGTCTTTGGCGGCGTCCAGCGTAAAGGCTACTCCCATCATGGCGCCTACACTCTGGGCAGTCCGTCCCAAGTGTTCGATAATACCTTCTGCCTCGCTTGCGTCGCGGCGGAGGCCACTGTTATCTATGCCGGTGGCCAGATAGAGGGCACCGTTGTAATTGATTACTCCCATTGTATTTGTGTCGCTGTTTAGTTGTTAGTGTGGTGATGTTATCGGCGCGTTCCGCCTTGGTGGGCCACGCGACGAATAGAGCGGCTAGTGTAGTTGCCATCCAGCGAGGCGTAAAGCTCGGCCAGTATGGTCAGGGCGTCCGGGGCATCGTCGTGGCGGTTGCTGCCTTCCTTCTTGTACCCGGTGAGGTTGTCCATGAAGCGGCCGTACTCCGAGGCGCGGGTGTACTCGCTCTGATCGAGGAAGTGAACATGCTGCTTGATCCATCCGGATTTCATCAGCATACGCGTCTCCTTGTTCTGCGTCGTACGGCGGGGCTCGATCGTGCAACGGCTACGCGGGGCGGCCAGCTTGACCAGACGGGCCACCTCGAGGGCAAAGGCGCGTCCGCCATTGTTGGACTCGATGCGCACCATATCCACGGCCCGTTCAATCAGCTGCTCGGCCAGTCGAGGAGCGGTCACCTCGATGCCATCGCGGGTAAAAAGCGCGTCGACAAGGTAGAGCTCCGTGCCAAAGACGAGAGCGAAGGGGGCAGCAAAGAAGTCCTCTCCAAGGTCGGCCGTATCCACGGCGGCAATCACACCATCCGGAGTGCGTCCGGCGATGTCGGCCCGCTTGAAGCGCTTCAACTCACCCGGCGGGAAGAGTAAGCCGCGGGCCTCGTAGGGCTCTTGCATGTATTCGGCGGCCCAGATCGATTCGTCGAGCTCAGCGCGCAGCTGGCGGTAATATTCCGTGGTGTGAACGTCAGGACAGAAGGACTCTCCGCGCTCGTCGAGGGCGGGTATGCGCACGATCTCGTCGTATAGGCCAGCCTCCTCCATACGCCCGAGTACATCGTGTGCGCTCCAGCGGGTGCCTATATCGATGGAGCAACAATGGCGCTCAATACGGCTGTCGTGCGTGCCCTGCTTCCAGCTCCAGGTCTTCTCGTTGACGGTCTCCGAGAGGGCATCCTCGAGTGATTTGTAGAGGTCGTCCGTAACGGCCAACATCGAAGCGCCGAAACCGATCACGGTGCCCCCTACGCCACCGCCGAAATAGCTCACCTGCCGGGTGCCATCGATCTTCCAACCGCCGACGTTCTGCGCGTTGCGGCGTAGGCGTACGTCGGGAAAGACCTCTGCGAATCGGCGGCTGCGAAGGATGTCCAGCGTGTCGTAAGAGAGCTTTTCATACAGGGGGCCGGAGCAGGTGTTTCGCATCACGCTTTCCAATGGGTGGCGCCCAAGCATCCAGGTGATAAAGACCGTGGTGAGGTACGATTTGCCCGCACGTGGTGGAAGGCTGACGGCCAATCGGCGGAGGCGCCCCTCGTCGTAGGCCCGGGCAACGCGCTCGAAGGCCTCGGCCACGTTTTTTAGCACCGGGCGTCGACTGAAGAAGTCTCCATCCAGATAGAGACAGTAAGCCCAAAGGCCCTCCCGAGCGGCGCGTCGTTGAAGCACCAAGGCAGCCTCGGCGCGGAGCATCAGGCGGTCGCGGTCTACGCTATTCATCCGCGCCCTCCACCGCCTCGGCGGCTTTGGCACGGGCCCTCTCGGCGGCTACCCCCTTGGCGTCGTTGATAATCTTCAGCAGTTCGTCGTTGCTGAGCCGCTCCAAGGGCGACCGGTTTGTGGTGATCTCGGTCGGTTGATTGGGCATGCCATAGAGCCGGTTGAGCAACGTCTCGAGGTTGCGCATCTGCTTGTTCTGGTAGTCTCCATAGATGGACTTAGCCACCACGAGAAGAGCCAGCGGAATGTCGCTCCGCTTCATAAACGTTTTCAGGTCGGGGATACTCATGCCCACGATATAGGCGGCGGAACGCTTGAAGTCCTCCAGCGACAAGGCCTCGCCGTGCTCTTTCAGTATGGCTAAGGCTGCCTTGAAGGCGGAGGGTTTTCGGCCTGCGTTTTCGGGGCGAGTCTTGAAGATCTTCTCCGGGTTGCCGGAATGGCCCTTCTTGAAGCGTCCGTGCTGGTCTCTTGCTCCGGTATCAGGAGTTTTCGGTTCGTCTATCATGTTGTATTTGTTTGCGTTGATGGCTGCAAAGGTAAAGGGCACACGGCCGCGTGGCAGGAGCGTGTACTCCTTGACTCTCATGTAGTCCCCTCGCGCTAAAGTCAAGGAGTACGCCCCACGCGGCGCGGTCAAGTGCTCAGCCGTATGGGCAGCCCGGCGTAGACCCAAGCCAGGAGGGCAGCGTCTCGCATGTCCTGCGAGGTGCGACCGGTGTAGCCCGTAAAGGCGGCCAGCTCTTCATGGGTGATCTTCCGGCCTGTGCCCTGCCAGCATTTCTGCAAGGGCCGCTGCTCGACGACCTCGATGCCCATGTGGCGGGCCATCTCGACGATCTTACGGCCCACCTCGTGGTTGCGTCCGGCCGCGCGACCGATGGCGGCGGCCTTGCGGCGACTGTCTCCGGCCTGTACGTGCCAGTTGGAGCGGTTGAGCCATCCGGCCTCCACGACGACGGTGAGGGATTCTCCGAGGGCGTCCGTGGCCTGCTTTGTAGCGTGTAGGTCGTCGATCAGTTCGGGGAACGTCTTTGCCTCGCACCGCAGCTCCCGGGAGGGGAGGTGGAGGAAGGCCACGCCCGACCGATCCACGTCGGGGTCGATGGCGATGATGTGGCGGGGGCGCTTTTCTTCTTTCGTTTCCATCTGTCTACTTATTCACTTTCAATAAGGATCAAAGCAACGGCTAACATGGTTACAATTCCACTTAATAAGATGGCCCCTATATATACCGATGCGACGAAACGAATGTCTTCGCGTGCGATAAGCGTTCGCACTATTATCTTGTATAGACCAATAAGGCTGCCGTAATTGATCGCTGCTGTGATTGCGACAACTGCAAGCCTTACTGCAATTGGTGTGTTATTCATATCATTCTTCTTCTTCGGATTCGTAGACAGTAAGGGCCAAAACATTGCAAATGTCATCCGTACGTACGACGCCAAAAAGGCCGTAATTGATCATATCCCTATACTGATCCTCTACAAACTTATGATAGCCTTCTTCTGTCATGCCACCGACCCTGTACTGGTTCTCGATTCTTTTTACACGCAGAACCTTTGTGTAGATCATATCTGCATAAGTTCCTATTCGCTGGGAACGCCAAAGGTGTCCGTAATCAGCGCTTTTATCGCATATCAGGGAGAGAGCCGTCCGCGTTTGTTCTAAATAGAACTGCATAAGGTCGTCTGGCGCGTCAAATTCTCGCTTTGTCTTACTGAACACGCTTTGCCGCAATGCGATTATACCGTAATTCACTACAGCTGCAAATTCATCGCGTACACCTTCAAAAAAATCATACTCGAATCTTTCCCCCTTGTCCCTTTCCGTTAGCCGCTTCTTTAGGATGGTAGCTTTCATGTAGAGCTGATCCGTTACGGTTTCGGGGTGCATGAAACAGAAGGAACCGCCGTAAAGCCCCAACTTCTCCTCGAATATGTCTTTGCAGAAGGATAGAGCGTTCCGCAGGTCTACTTCTTCCATCGTTGGGTCGGGGTTTGCTTCGGGTTGTTCCCCCTCTTCTTTCTCGGCGAACTCTTCGTCTGGGTCTTCCTCTTCTTTTGCTTCGTGGTTGGGGGCTTTGGAGGTTTGCGTATTCTCTTCGGGCTTTACCGCTTCCTCGGTCTCTTCTTCCTTCAAACACTCAAGCGCTTCTTCAACCGATTTGCCGTTCAGCGACTCTATCACCTTACATAACAGATTAATATTTGTAGTTGGCACCCATTTTCTATCAAGGAAAAGCATGGAGTCTATTTTGAATGAGGCAGGCATTTCTTCTCCCATGTAGAAGAAATCGTTTTTATCCTCTAAGGCTATTGTCAAAACGTGATGCCCATTTATCTTACCTATTATACGGCTTTTTATCAGTCCCCCCTCAAGGGTTTCTATGTCGTCTCCTCGCTCTACAGCCTCGATTACTCGAAGCGCCAATTCGGGGTAATGAAATCCCATGCGCCTCAACTTGTCGGTGTCAAGGCTCGCACTCATCTCTCTATCTTTCGTGCTGAACTCACTGTTTTTGCTTTCCTCTTTCATTTCTGTATTCATTTTTTTATCAGTCATCTTCTATTCCATCGTTTGGTGGTAAAACGCCGTACCCGAACCGGATCCGAAAGGTCACGGTGGCCTCCATGACGTCGCGGGAGAACCGCACCACGTCTATTTGGTTGTTGGGGTTGGCCACGGCCGCGCGGTATTCCGCCGTAATCCTTTCGTGCCGGCTGGGGGCTTTCGTTTCGTTGTTTGTTTCCATTGATTCGGGGTGGGGGTTAGAAGGGCAGATCGTCTTCACCTCCGATGGGAGCCGGTGCACCGGCTGGCGAAGCTGGGCCTGTTACGTACTGGGTGGCGGCTGTCGATTGAGCCGTGGTAGCCGGTTGCTGTGGATGCGCCGCGGGCTGTGTGGTTTGCGTCTGTGTGGGGCTGCTGCCGCAGAGGTAGACCTCGCGGGCGTTGACGTTGATGTCTACACGCGTCTGGCCGGTGCGGTCGGTGTAGAGATTGTTGCGCATCGTGCCGCGGACGAAGACCTTTGCGCCCTTTTTGAGGTACTGGAAGGTCGAACCGCCCTCACCGTACCAATAGATGGACAGCCACGTGGTGCGTTGCGTGGGAGGCTCACCGGGCTTCTGTGCGCGTACGTTTTCGGTGTGCGCCACACTGAAGCAGACGTACTTCTTGCCTGAAAATTCTTTCACTTCGGCATCCTTTCCGAGGTTGCCAATTACTTCGATTTGTAGCATAGTTGGGGTTATTGTTTAGGGGGTTAAAAATCTTTGTTTGCTGGGGCGGGTTAGGATATCGGGAGGCGAAACGAGGGTCGCCCGAGACCTAAATCCTGTTTTTGACGTGAAATGACCCTCGCCGCAGGCTTAAAATCGATTTTTAGCCCAAAATGAGGGTCGCCGCGGGCTTCAATCATATTTTTGGCGTAATCCGAGGGTCATTTTGGGCTTCAAATCAGTTTTTGGCCCAATCCGAGGCTCATTTTGGACTCAAAATCAGTTTTTGGCCCAATCCTCGGCGGGTTTCGGGCTTCCGACTTCTTTTTGGCGTGAAACCCGGCTTCCCGGAGGTGCCTTCACCGCTTGCAGGCGGCTATGTTTATGCGGTGAATAACCTGCTCGGAATAGGTCAGGCTGCCTTCGTATCCGCGGGCGTATAGCTCTCGCATCAGCTGGCGGGGCGTGAAGGCCTTCAGATCCGGATTGAGGGGCACGTCGGGGCGCTGCATGACGACTCCGAGGCGTTCGGCCGAGGCTTCGTCCAGCGCGTCCTCGAAGGTTTGGCGAGCGGCTTCCAGCCGACGTTTGCTGTCGCGGAGGCGGCGTTCCTTGGCGATGCGAAGGCGATAATAAGCCTTGCTGGAGGCCTTGGAGCAGGCCTTGCAGCTGTTCTGCAGGTTGTCCGCATTGTTGGTGTTGCGGTAGAACTCGCTCACGGGCTTCACGGCGCCGCAATGTGAGCAGCGCTTCGTTTTTGGTTGGATGGATTCCATTCGTAGGGTGGTTATCGGGGTTTGATAGATACTTGCTTACACGCCCGTGTGGCCAAAGCCGCCGCAGCCGCGCGCCGTCTCGTCGAGGCCGTCCACGGGCTGCCATTCGACGCGTGCGTAAGACGTTACGACGAGCTGCGCGATGCGGTCGCCATCATAGACCGTGAAGGGCGTGTCGGAGAGGTTGGCGAGGATGACACAGATCTCTCCGCGGTAGTCGGCGTCGATCGTGCCGGGCGTGTTCAGGACGGTGATGCCGTGCTTGATGGCCAGCCCGCTGCGTGGGCGTACTTGCGCCTCATAGCCGGCTGGGAGTTCGATGCGGATCCCGGTGGGGATCAGTGCTCGCTGCATGGGTGCGAGTGTCACAGGCTTCTCTAAAGAGGCGTGGAGATCCATCCCGGCCGAGAGTGGCGTGGCGTATCTGGGCAACGGGTGGCGCGATGTGTTGACGATTTTCACTTTCATCTGTGGGTTGTGGTTATGGGGTTTGTATGGGAGCATCTGTGAGGGGGATCAGCTGGCGATCCTCCGAAAAGGTGTAGATGGGCATGCCGCGTTTTAAGGCCGCACGTCGCTCGATCTGTGCGCCGCGTGACCGTTCCCACCCGCGGAGCATGCAAACGCCGTCACAGCGCCTGAGAGTGGCCAGATCGGCGCGCATATGCTCCGCCCAGGTGGCGTCTCGAGGCAATCCGTTGCAGATCGGGTTCACAGGATGGTGCCCAAGCTCGGAGAGTCGGCGGGCGGCCACGGCAAAGCGTTTGACGGCGATATGGTAAGGCAGGCCGGAGATCCGGCCGCTGATGTAGATGATCATTTCGGGGAGTTTGGTGTTATGCGGTTTGGGCTGCTTCGGGGTATTGCTCGTAGACGTCGGCCGGGATGAAAAAGCCGGGCGCGCCGTAGGAGCGGAAGCAGTGCGTGTTACAGGCCTCTCCCTTGTAGCGACGGAATCCGCCTCGGATCTGGCTGTAGGTGGGCACGAGAATGTTGAACAGGAGCGGCCAGCGCCCGCTCAGTCCCGGCCATGTGTAAGACGGCGTGACAAAGGCGGCGGGGATCTCCATGCAGTAATCCACTACCATGTCTCCTCGGAAACGCCCCAACATGGGCGCCATCCAGAGATCCGCCTTGTTGAAGCCGGCATACACCTGCGCTCCGAGCCCCTCGAAGGCGCGGTAAACGAAGAGCGCGGCTGCATTGTTTGTGCAATACGCCTCTCGCAGCAGGCCGTTGGTGACGGTGACGAAGGGTGGGTTGGTGAAGATCACCAAGCGACCCATCTGCGCAGCATCGAAGAGCACCTTTGGCAAATGATCCGTGTCTCCGTGCAGGAAGTCGAACGGCCATGCGGTAAAACCCTTTGCGCGCAGGATGTCCACGTCATCGGGTTCTAATGTGGTGGCGTATTTCTCCACGTGCGCCGGCAGCGCCTCGAGCAGTGCGCCTTCACCGGCGGCCGGATCGTAGAAGATGCATCGGTCGAACTCCGGGAGCACCCCTCGGAGGTATCGCACAGCCAATTCGGCCCACGGCCGCGGGGTATAATAGGCGCCGGTCTTTTGCCGGTGGTCGGTAGTCATTTCCATTCCTTGGGGTGTTATGCGGTTTGGGCTTCAGCCTGCCGGCGTATAGCGTCGGCAGCTTTCAGTTGGCAGTATTCGGCGTAGGTGATGGCGCGGGCGTTGGAGGCCTCACGGGCGGCGTCACGCTGTCGGGCGACCTTTTCGCGCTGATAGCGATCCAGCTCCGAGCGGCGGTCGCAGAGGTAGGCTTGCAGGCCAGAAAGCACCCGCTGAGGGTCGACCACGCCGAAAAACTCGCCGTAATGCCCTGCCTTGAAGCGATGGAAGAACATCATCAGCTCGGCCGTTTTCAGGTAGGGCACCTCGACCAGCATCATGCGAGCCAGCTCCTGCATCTGCGGAAAAGTCATTTTGCGGCTGACCCCGCAGAAGTCGTTCAAGTTTTCGACCTGTGCCATCAGCCACAATTCGGCAACCTCCTCCGTGTAGGCGGCTCGAACGACCGAGAGCGTGGGGGATGTGCCCATGTAAGCGCGCTCTGGGTAGCGCGCGACCAGCGGCTGCACGGCGGGGTTAAGCAGCTTCAGGAAAGTCTGCGCATCGCCGTACCGCTTACGGGTTTCCGAAACGCGCTGCATTAATGGCGTCGGCTTTGGCGCAGGCGTTGGCAGCCATTTCGGCGAGCTGTCGCTTTCGCTCAGCGTTTTCAGCGCGCTCTCTATCCATTCGGTTTTGATACGTTCCATTGGGTTCAGTGTTTGCGTTTGTGAGTAATTCAGGGCGGGCGTCATAGTTGCCCTCGGAGACCTTCACCCAGTTCGATTCATTGGCAAAAAACCAGTCGAACGAGGCCGTCCAGCCGCCTCTGCCGCTGGCGCCGTGCAGGAAGGGCGACGCCTCCACGCGTTCGAGCAGGGCGCGTAGGGTGGCCAGCTGCTCCGTCGGCGTGCCACCCCATTCCGAGAGCCGCTGCCGGATCTTCATCCGGCGGACGTCTGTGAGCTTAACCACCCGGGGTAGCGTACGGCATACGGAGTTCCACATGTTGACAACCTCCCCATAGGGTGGCGCCGGGGGCGCACTTTTGGGAGAGTCTTCGTCAGAAGACTCTTCTTTTATAGTTCTCTTTTCCTTTACTTTACTTTGTGGCATTTCTTCCGAGTTTATCCGCATTTCTTCCGAGGAAATGGGGGGTTCTTCCGAGTTTATCCGCATTTCTTCCGAGTTTATCGCGATTTCCTCGGAAGAAATAAATCCACGCCCCGTTTTTTCGGGTTCGGTTTTTCCCTTTTTCTTGGGATCGGATGCCTCGATTTCCTCCCCGTTTTCGGAAAGAAGGCAGTATTCCTCTATGCCAGATCGACGCTTTGAGCTTCCACAGATCTCTCTGTATCGTTCCTGAATACTCCGGGAGGTGTAAATCTTTTCCGACTCAAACAGCGCCTTGTCAAATAATCCCAGTGCCACGCAGTTTCTAAGTACCTCGTGTACGTATCCGTCTTCATACCCCGTTTGTTCCGAAATGATGAAGGGCAAATCGTTATCCCACCTGATGTAATACCCTTCTTCTTTATAGATATTACACAAGAGGGCGATGTATACAGTCAAAGCCTTACCGCCTTGGCACCTGATTAGCTTTCTGATTTTGATGTCCTGAAAAAAGTCCACATCCAGCGGGAAGTAGTCCAGTCCCTTTTTCACTCTGCGTCCCATGTCTGTTTCCGTTGTATATATGTACGTGTGTGCTCGTTTCCTATTTACCTGTGTTATGTGGGTTGCATGCCCGAGAGTCGCATGTCCTCTTTGGCCTTACTGATGAGCGTGCGGCACCAATCGAGGCGGTGCACGCCGCAACGGTTCACGCGCTCGGCGAAGTCCACCAAATAGCGCTCCTCGGCGCAAAGGCTGTCCACGATGGCGTTTATCGCTTTCGCGGTGGCTCCGCCTTGCTTAGCCGTCTTTCGGAGGGCGTCGAACGTGTCCTCTTTCATGCGCGTGTTCAGGTGGTACTTAGCGTCGGCCAGGAGCTTTCCGGATCTCGAGATATACGGAGCGAGCGTCTGTCCGTACTCGATCACCTTGGCGACCTCTTCGGAGATGGTTTCTTCTTCGCACGCCTGTATCACCTCCAGCTCTCGAAGGATTTGCTCTTTTGGCGTTATATGTAATTCCATTGTGATGGTATACGCCGGGAGCTTTACTCACCCCCGGCTGGTTTTTACTTATTGTCTTCCTCTCTATTTGTGCGCGGCAAAGAGATCAGTGCGTGTTCCAACTCACGAAACGCAGCGCGCAAAATCATTACGGGGTTGCTTGCCGGGGCGTCGTTGTCATTCATATACTTTGCGAGATCCTCTTCGGCCTCCTCCGTGCTATCAAACCTTGCTTTATAGCGCGCAATCGTTCGGAATACGTCAAAGCAGAATCTCTGATATTTGTATGCCGTTTTGCAGGTAATTCCACTTTTTACTGATTTGCAAAAGGCTTCTACCTGCTCGAGGTTGTATCCGAATTCACTCATATATCCACTATATACACGGTAAAAACGTGAATCTATATCACCGTCTTTGTAGTAGAAAATCACCCCTGCAATAACCCAGACGTTTTCCAACCGTTCCGCCTTATCGTATCTCTCAATGTACTCCGCCCGTTCGCGGTCGTATGATACTTTTCTCATCGTGTTGCCGCTATTAGTTTCGTTTCTATTTCCTTGAATACACGGCGTACCATTGCGCCCGCGTACGGTGTTTTAAGTTCTTCCATATACTTGCGAATGAGATACTCCTCCATTTCGCGCTCGCTGTCTCTTCCTTCATTATAAAAATACAGGCCTGAAATTACTTCGTATAATATTTTCAATATTCGATCGTCCTCTCCTTCGTATGCTTGATCGACGTAAAGGCTGAATTTATCCACGTCTATAAAATTGTATTCTTCAAAGAACAATATCCTTCTGTATCTCTTTACTTTCTTATAATCGAAGCAAATTCCAGTACGTTTTTGTTCTATAAGTAAGATCGTGTATCCCCAAAAAAACGATACGATTCTCAATCGCTCTCGCCTTACAGCTTCCCGTCGGCTCTTAGTAATGGTGTACGCCTTGCCGTGGCGTACCCATTGAAGCCATACGTTTCTACTCATTGCACACCTTCCTTCTTTTTGGCCCTTTTCTCAAGATCTGGCGTTTCATTCCCTTCAGGGTCAGAACTGCACACGATGAGGGTTCCGTTCAACCAAGTCTTACCGTATGCTTGCGCGTAACCAAGCACCTGGGCACAGCCGGACACTTCTGCCTCATCGTACACTTGAGCTTTGTCGTATACGCGTGCCATATCATATACCTCGGCACTGCCATAAACTTGGGCGCTACCGTAGATCATAGCCATGCCAAAAACCTTGGCTATGCTATACACCGCGGCAGAGTCGCACACACAGGCCTTTCCGTATACCTCGGCGCTACCGCATACATGAGCACTACCGCGCACCCTAGCTCTGCCATACACCTTGGCGTATCTATACACGCGGGCGCTGTCGCAAACTGACGCACTGCCGTATACCCGGGCGGCTTCGTACACCTCGGCACCTCCACTCACTAACGCGCGGGCTCCCACGGTCGCGTCCTCCCACACTTTCGCCTCACCGGCCACCCAGGCCTCGTCCTGGAGGTTGTCTTCTGTCTCTATCCAGCCGCCCTTATCGCCCTTCTTGGCGTGCAGACTGTCACGTGTGGCTATGATCCGATGTAGCGTGTGACCGCAATGCGCTATGGTCTCTTCTGTCAGTTTGAAATGTTTTTCCACGTCCATGTCTTTATCTATTGATTGGTTTTTTGAGGTAGGGACAAAAGACTTTTCGCCCCTACTGGTTATTTATTCGGTGGTGGTGTCGGGGATTGGCCTGAGCATAGTGATCACCTCCACAATGGGGGACTTGGAGAGCGAAAGCAGCTCCCAGTCCGAGACGCCGCCGCGAAACTCCGCCTCGAGACGCTGCATGGCGTCCTTCAAGGTCTCCGCCTCAATGAGGTAGGCGTAGGTCTGTTCGCGCTCTGCTCCTGATTTCTCATCGAGGGTGGTCAGGGCTACTTTGGCTAAATAGAAAGGGTACTCCAATTCGCCGGCCTCGAGAAAGACCTCTTGCAGGCGCTTGCGGGTGACGCCCTCAATGGTGACGTCTCCACCGTCGCCGTCGAGCTTCGCGGTGATTCGTGCGGCGGCCTCCGTGACGGATAGCGCCTCGACGAGGTAGGGCTCCGTGAGGGTCTTCACGCAGTTTTCGATCATTACGTCGTGTGTGACTTTGCATTCATACCATGCCATGATATTGTTCTCCTATTTGTTTTTGTGTTGTGATTAAGTGAGTTCGATCGTTTGCCCGCGGTCGGCGATGATGACCTCGCGGCCGGTGGCGCGGGCGATTGTTTTCTTGAATTGGGCCGCGTCAGAGTTGCGGTCGGAGAGGTGAATGAGGATGATGCGGCGCGTCTCGCTGAGGTCGTTTGCCTGAAGTGTCTCCCGGCAGGTGTCGAGGCTCATGTGGCTCCCGATTACGCGGTCGCGCTGTGCTTTGCTGATGACGCCGGCGGAGAGGTTGCTCTCGAGAATTTCCTCACTGTAGTTGCATTCGATGAGCCACGTGTTGATGTGATCGAATAAGAAGGGGATGAAACGCGTGTCGGTGGCAAAGAGCAGGGAGCCCATGTCGGGGTGCTTGATGTAGAATCCCAGCGGCTCGGCGGCATCATGGCGCACGACAAAGGGGAGCACGTCGAAGCCGCCCAGCTTGAATCTTTCGCCGTATCCTATGGTGTGCCTAAAAAGTGAACCCCGCACCTCGTCGGGCAGGTGCCAAAATGTGCCCTCGGAGGCGTAGAGAGGCAGGGCGGACTTGATGTACTTCGCGGCGTGCCGGGCGTGGTCGCCGTGCTCTTGGGTGAACAAGACGCCGGCCACACGCC